CTTCCGTTTGAGATACCAAACATCCATCCAAAGTATCCTTTATAAACAACCGTAAAAAATAATTCAGTTATTGGTCTTTTTTGATTATCTCTAATTGGATTAACTAAAATATCTTTATTAAAAGATAAAGTATACGATTGTGCACCTTCCTTAATAGAAACCCTTGCAGTTTGGGTTGGTGTGTAACCACTACTTTCATATTTTTTTCGTTCTCCAAAAATATTTTGCTCAAACCCTGCCTTTGTTAATATCGCATTGTCTGAGTTAGTTAATATTTTATTTCGTCTCATATAATACGTTGATATAGTATCATCAACATTATCTCTAACTATTACACGTTTCGCAGTTCCTGTTACTCCGTTGTTAAATGTAGGGGGTAAAAATCCAACGTTTATCAAATTGAAGATATACATCTCACTATCAACCGCTCCATTACCTAATGAGTCAATTTGAAATAAATCAATCCCATTATATGATATACTTAGTTTAACATATTCCCCCACAGACATACCATGTTTAACGGGACATCTAAAAGAAATAATATCTTTACCATTATATGTGGTATTTTCAATTATAAATGGAATACCATCACCAACAATCCAATTTAATGTCGTGTTAGTTTTTTTATCAACGGCACTCATTTTTTTAGTGTAGTCATTTTCATAAGCATAACTCATATAGAAATTCCAATTATAACTTGAAGCACTTTGAGCTGCAAATATTAAATGTTCATTCGGTGGTTGGGTGTAACCAGGAACATTATAATCCGTTCTAATAAAATCAAACTCATTGTATTGGGGTAATCCTGTCCACGATACACTTAGTGGGTTACTTAAACCACAAGCAGCAATCGCTGCCGCCTCAGCATTTAAATAATACAAGTTATTCTCAAATGGAGGGTAATTTGTAAACCCTGAATAAGCATTTTCAAACAATAAAGAAAACTTACAAGTCGGTCTAAATATGTCCGAATTTTGTCTTTCATTATCAAATACTTGTTCTAAATCAACATCAATACTTCTGTCAAATTCAACATTTTCTTTTGCAGTTTGGAGTAAAGGGACCTCAAACAACAATGTGGTGTCAGGTGCTGACTTATATCGTAACGAGCCTAATATGACTCTCATGTCTTGTCTATTTCCCATCTTAATCAGTTATTGTTTGAAAAGGAATCCATTTAGTTGCGAATCGGTCAAAAGCCGTTTTACCTTTCTTAAGACCAAAATAAAAGTGGAATGGTGCTCCAACGGTTATTGTTCTTGGGTCAGGGTTATTAGAATTAGGATTAGTTGGTGTTATACAAGGTTGGTAGTTTCCTGATGAATCCATTGAATAAATGTATCCTTTATAGTCTTTAATAACTGTTGAATCCCCTCTAAAATATCTTGAATTAATGTTAATTCTGTCCATTTCTTGGTATTTGTGACTAAAGAAATAATTGTTTGAGATAGGGTCGGTAAACCAATCGTTACTTTGAGAACCAAAAATACTATCCATATCACTATTTGCCTTAACCTCCCATTGATAAAATGGAACATCTTGTGTAAAGACACTAAAGTAGTTAAAAGCACATGTATCAGTAACCATCGCGGTATCGTCTACAATTGTTCTTTTAGGTGTTATATAATCTCTAACTTGTGTATCAGAAGAGAAAAATATCCCAATCACACCATCAGATACACTTGACCCGTTAAAATAAACAGGGTCTTGTCCTCCCGCAATTGGTGGATAATTAGCAGGTTCAAAATCGGCGATACCTAATTCTGAACTAATTGAAATCATTTGAGCGTAATCGGCATCAACAAAACGTTTACTTCTTTTATCAAAATATGATAGTATGTTACCACCACCAACACCAAATAATTGCGCTAAAAAACTAGTATTTATTAATCTACTAATAATCAACAAATTTAAAATTTCTGAAACATCAGTAAATGTTGTTGGGTTTAATTTATTGACTACATATCCATCATAATCATCAGACATAACAATCTCTTGTAAGTATTGACTTCTAGGTCCTAAGTCCATAATAGTCGTTGGGAACTTTAGATTTTTACTGTTTCCTCCTTGAGGTCCAAAAAATCCATTAGGTGATTCCGCACCTATAAATCCTACTCCATCCCAAGGACTACTTCTATAGTAGAAATTATTGGTCGGGTGTAAAATTAATGTATCCTTACAATATTCACTATAAGGAGCATTTGGTGGTGTTGCGGTTGGTGGTGTGAAGAATCTATCATTTTTAAATGAAAACGCGTATAACGCTCCGTTAATCCAATTGTTAGTGAATATATGTGACCATACATCTCTACAAGCACCAAACGTAATTTGTATTCTTGATGTCCATTCAGTTAATAATTGGAAATCTTTAGGTAGAGATAAGAATATCGCAGTTATTAAAATATAACAACCATTTTCCATAATTTTATCACCTGTCACACCATTCTCATAACAATTATCTGAAGATGGTTGGACGGAAATTTCACCTGTTACACAAGCACCTGAACCCGTAGAATCCTCATAATAACATTTTAATGGGACCATTTGGCCACAACTAAATGTTGATAAAACATTTGTACTAATACCTGATAGTTGTTCTTCTTGAGTTTCTCCATTTTCAGCAAGTGACGGTGAACCTGATTGGGTCCCTGCGGTGTTTGATACCGAACCATCATCACTAATTGCAAATGCTGAAAATAATGTATTATTTTGTAATGCAAAACTATTTCCCGCAGTTTCTTGGACGCTAGTTGACAGTGGTAGTCTATCAGACCTCATAATAATTTGACATCCATTACTACCTAAGGTAGAATAAGAATAGTTCGTAGTTGAGTTATATCTTGGTGCGTAATATTGTGAAATATTTATCAAACCAGAACCATAAGGTCCTACTTTAAGTTGTTGTAACATTACAGAACCACCTTCAACTATTTCTTTTTCAAAATATCCGTCATTATCTGATGGGTAACTATTAACTGACCAATTATATGATAAATCATGAGCCCCACATCCGAGTGATGGGACTGCAGTCCAATTTATAACAAATCCATTTTTTGAAACACCGAGTATTGGGTTACCCGCAAATGCTTTTATGGATGCCGCTCCATAAACACCATTATCACAAACGTTTGACATAGTAGGTGTACCTGTAGGTCCCCATCCAAAAGTTAAAGAGTCTAAAGAAGAATAGTATGTTGGTAAATTTGATGAGAAACCTGAAAATCCTGCGTTTGTTGGATTACTCTCAGGTTTAAAATGGAATGATTCGTAATATAGATATTCGGAAGTTGTCATATCAACTCCCATAACATTACCAGTCATATTATGTTTAACAGATTTAAAACTACCCTGAATAGGATGATTTAATTTAAACGAACCTGTTACGGTATTTGTCCCCCATGGGTTACCGAATAAAACACTTAAATCGTATTTATTATTTTGTCTAGTTGAGTATGGGTCAACACCTCTTACTAAAATTACAATCACTTGTGAGTTTGCACTATAGAAAGAAGCCAATGGATTAAAAGATATAACAGATGGTGTTGTTTGTGCAACGCAATTATCAGAATCCATATACTGAAATTTCATGTCATTATACAGGTATCTTTTATTAAGACTTAAATCACTACCAACAGGATTTGACATTCCTGAGAAATTACTATATGTCATTGCGGTAATAACTTGGAAATACTCAATGTCCATTGCAAACTTAGCATATTCCGCATCCGCAGGGTCCTGACTAATAGTATATAATGAGTTAGGTGGGGCTATTGTCCCACTACCATTAGGATTTGCATAACTAATCTGTATAGTTCCTGTATCATTTATTGATGTTCCTGTAATACTTTGGGTTCCAAATTGATTATATAAAGTATACCCTGTTAAGTTAACGTCTTTACTTAGAGTCGGGTCTTGGAATGTAACGATTTGACCTGATTGGAAATTTGTTAATTGATTTGATTGACATGACATTACAACAACATTGTCATAATGATATTTTGTGAAGGAAGTCCCATTTAAATCAGTATTAAACGTAACTTTAATTCTATTATATCCACCTCCAGGGTTATTACCCGCAAAGTCATCAAAATATTTAGCTTTAGTGTTAAATAAATTTATTCTTTCGGCTAAAGTTAAACTTGAAGTGAATAAATGTCTGTCTCCTCCTCCATCGGTTCCGTAAGTGGTCATTTGAGGAGCTCTACTTGTTGCCGTTGGTGTTGTGGCGTCAATATTTCCACCCGCGATAATTGCTTGGAAATTACCAGGATACGTTGCCCCTCCAATATTATAATTGGTTCCTGTTTGATATTGTGATAAAATACTATTGATTCCTGTGTTTGCAAGTCCACTATATAAACCTGAAGTATCTGTATTGGTAGTCGTTGTATCAGGAATAGCCTCACCATCTTTACATGAACATAATTCACAGTCAGGATAAGATAAGTTAGGTATCGCCAATTTAGTGAATAACTTATACAATGTTAACATTTTAGTTACCGTATTTTTAATGTCTTCTTGTGACGGACAATCTAATCCGTTAATATTAACACCAGGAATTAAATTTATCGCCCATATAAGACCATTAATAAATTCACAAATAACAAAAACTAATTCCATAACAACCCCAACAATGATTGCCAAGACAGGTCCAATCAACATAAGGAAAAATGCTAATACGTGGACAACAATTAATAATATGTATAATATTGGTTTGAATATGAACATCATCATAACAAACAACAAATAAATTATATCAAATCTAATTACTGAGTCGTTTGTCGGGAATTTAACATTTTCACTTTCACATGATTCGTCTAAGATATCTTTAACCGTTATCATTCTATTTGGTAGATATCCTCTTCTATATTGGTCAATTAATTGTGAAACAGTATACACTTTATTATACTTCATTTCATAAAAAGTATCTTCACAATTAATTGCCGATTGTGGGTCAGCATAATCATTCCAATCTAAACTAAATGAATAAGATTTAAGGGCTTCTTGGTAATCGGCGCTTGATGGAGATTCTTTAAGTGGGTCGGTATTACTATTTGACCATCCATATTCTCTAACATTAGGAACTAAAAAATAACCTCTTTTAACAGGTTCCGATAACGTTGGGGATTGGTTCCATTTAACTTTAAAACGGTATTTTCCTTTTGTTGGAATACCTTTTTTAGGGTCATTAGAGAATACTCTTTCACCGAATTCATTAGTGATGACATAATCTAAATTCATAGGGACATCCACTAACCATGTTCCGTTTTCGTCAATGACTTGACCACCACTTTCTAAGTCAACAGTTTCCAATATAGGTTGACCTGCTAAGTCTTGTTGTATTGTTTGCCTAATGGCCAATATCTCACCTGGCCCTGTAACTAAATTACAAAGTTTACCTTGTTTTAATTTTGGTTTACAATTTCTTTTTTGGAATTGGTCATCATTAGATGAAAAGATTGACCCCATGAATATGGAAGTCGGTGTAATCGTTATATTTGCCTCATCAGTTAAATCAAAATCTGTTCTTGTTATACCTAAATTACATATCTCAGGTTGACCCCATAATGGTTCAACTTCAACTACTCTGTTAATTGATACAATTTGTGGTAGTTCATTTAAGTTATTTGACGCTTTAAATTTAGTTCCCGCAACTTGAGCTTCAGTTGCCACCCCCATTCTCACTAAATCTTGTGGTGATAATGAGAATTCACCAATATCAGATAAATCAACATCAACATGTATAGTTTGGGACCCTGTAGGAACCCCAAATATCATATAATCACCACTATCATTTGTCTTTGCGGTATATTTAAAATATTTGTCATAAACCTCAATTAACGTTGGGTCAACTAACACGTCATTCTTACTAAAGAATGTTCCTGTTGGAGTGTGGTTACTATACGACTTGACATATGGTAATAGGTTATATCTATAACCATCCTCATTTAATTCGGATAATGTTTTGTAAGGATATAAATCAGAAATTATTGGGTTCGCCGAATCTTCGTCCGTTAATGGGATAAAGATTGACACTTTGGCGTTTGGGATTCCGAAACCATCATTTGCGGTAACTCGTCCGATTACGACACCGTAATCAGAACATTGTCTTGTGTAAATTTGACTCTGTAATACTTTAAGTGATAAAATTTCAAGATATTCAAATTCTTGGTCAATTAATACTTTAATTGATTTATCTACACCTACTTGAGTTCTTATTCTATATGAATTTGACATTTAAATCTTTTTTGATAAATAGTTTATATACCATTTTCAAAAAGATAATCCATAAATTAGTAAAATAAATTATCAGGAGAAATTAACTGTTGTCAGATTCTTAACTCTCACATTAATATCTTTGTTTGGGAATCTAACTTGGTAAGTTTGACTAGGTTCTGCATAAATTGTTTCATCAATTAATTGGATTTCTTTTGTCGTGCTATCCAAATACGCTTGAGATGTTTGGGAAGATGAGTATTGTCCTCCAACTTTATTAAACACCTGAATTGCCGATACAGATATCACTCCGTTTTCCGCTTGAATCTGTCTTCTAATTTCTGAAATATATACGTTTTGACCCATTTGTCTATTTGACGGGTCAAAGTATGTTGAGACTATATTCACTATTTGAGCAATCACCGCTCCTTGGTTCTGACTGTTGTCTAATACAACATCAATGTTAAATGCCAAATCAATCACACTTGCAGTTTCAACTGAAATATAGTCATTAATCATTCTATAGTTTGACAAATAATTAGCAACATTATTTTTTAATGTGTTTGATACTATCTCAGTTAATTTACCTGAATCGTCAAACGATAACATTTTGATTTTGATTTTATTATTCTCTTCGGTAATCGCGACTTTAGCAGGAGCACCAAATTGTGACGGCATTGTTCTTATTAATGAATCATAATCATTAACGGTAACCGCTCTGTCTTGTGCCGAAAAGTTAAATGCGACTAAGTTTCTTACTTCCTCAGTAGTTGGAGATGCCGCACCACCAATAGCGGCGGTAACGTTATTAACACTTAATGAGTTAACAACACTTGTGTTAATAGAGTCTGAAGGACCATTAACAAAGAATGAAACAGTTCCAATTTGTGTAATAACATTAATACCTAAATTACTACCTGTTCCCCCACCAATTCTATATTGGACAAACATTGTAGTATTCGCCTTTAATGTGCTACCTAACGCCAAATTATTTGAATATTTATATAAATCTAATTTATATCCATTTCTTGCAAACTCTCTTAATTGTTCATCGGCGGACTGACTACCACCACCAAATGTCATTTTCATGAAACCTTCAGGTGTATATTCAGTTATAAACTTATCACTTGTAACAATATACTTACCAACTTTAATACCTGGTTGGTCAGACACTTTAGTTGGGTCTTCAACAAATACTCTATCTTCAGCCAAGGCTTTAACTTCATACCATCTGTTGTCAAGACCTAAAAATTCTTGTGGTGATGGCATATTAGCATATTGTGTTCCATCTTTCAATAAAACACTTGTTACCCCTAAAACATTCTTTTCAGGTAAAAACATTTCAAAAAATGGTTTAACATCATTTGCAGTTATCACTCTTTTAAAAACTTTAGTAATACCGTTAACAACAGTCTCTCTTTTTACAATCGTATAGTTAAGTAACTTGTTGTTAGAATCAAAATTAGGGATTTTTAATCTATTTGGATAACCTTCGGCATTAATCGCTGAAGAGAAATCAATATCATATACTGTTTCAAATACTTGTCCTGCACCGTTAACTTGTGAACCTCTTCTTAATATTCCACAATATCTTAAATCTTCTTTATCTCCAAAAGCGGGAACGGTAATTGAGAAATCAACTAACGCAACTGAGGGTCTTTGGCCAGGAATTTTTAAACCGTAAGTTCTTGCAATATTAAAGATAGATGACCTTTGTTGAGCGTATTGTAAAACAGTCTCTTGGATACTCCTATCAATGTTGAACTGTAGGTTGTCACTAACCGCGGCATTTAAATCTAATAACGCAGAAAAAACTGATGCGTCATTAAAATTATCAACTAATTCAGGATAATATGTTCGGGTGAAATTTATTAATTCAGTTCGTATTGACTGAAAATCCCTTGTAGTATACGATATTTTTTTATTTGCCATATATCATTAAATATTAATGATTACAAAATCACTCTGATTAAATGCAGAATCCGTAATTATATAATCAATTTTAATTTTAGCGGTATGTTCTTTTTCACTAATACCAGGAACTCTATAAACTCTTTCGTCCCCTTGGACATATGTCCCTTTATCTTCTTCACCTTTAGATGCGTCAGTAACACTAATCTTAGTTATTGTAATACCAGGAATATACTCCGAAACCGCATCCCTAACTTCAGATTCAATATCTGAGAATGTGGGTCCATCCATAGGCTCAAAAATATATTCATATAATCTTGTTCCAAAGTCGGGTAAGTAATATCTTGTCCCTTTTCTTGTCAATAATAAATGAACAAGACTTGTTCTTATTTCCTCATCAGCAGTTTGTGATAAAGACAGATAATTACCTTTTAAAGAATCTCTAAAAGGGAAATTTATACCATATGTTTTTCCTTGTGCCATATATTATAAATATAGTGTCGCGATATTTTCAATAAATAGTTATAAAATAAAAAATCCCGACAGTTTGTCGGGATTAGTGTCGTGATTAAGATGAACAACCAAAACAATCAAATTGACTATCCGCAGGTTTTTCAGGTAAATTCATATTACTGAAGTCAATCTTTGGTGTTTCAACGATTGGTTTAGGTTTTTCTATTTTAGAGATATCAACCGCCAAGTGTTTAGCCCCTGTAGAAATCGCTTTAGTTCTAACATAATAACATAAAGTTTTCAAACCTTTTTCCCATGAGTGGAAATGTGATGAGGTAATCTT